TCTCAATCTCTCGGATGATGGCAGGGTCAAGGGCTTGGTTGTCCTTGTAGGTAACGAGCAGGAACTCGGCATCGGGGTCATTCATCAATTCGGTATGCGCCCAAAACTCTCGGACTGGATTGTAGTCAATGTAGATGGCGGTCCTTGTCCTGATTGCCAGTTGGTGATAGGCTTCCCATGCGATGTTGTTCGCCTCGTTCATAAATAGCACGTCCCTCCTTGCCCCTCGCATCTTGTCGCTCTGGTCAGCGGAAAAAAACTCGATGTAGGAGCCATGCGGGAAGTCGTATCGGAGCAGCGTTCGGTTGTAAAGTTCCTCTTGGTAAAGCCCTGTCATGTTGAGCATCTTAAGAAAGTCCTTGAGCGCACCCCTGCGAAGGTGGGGGATGGATTCGGAAACTACCGAAATCTCAAGCGGACCGCATTCGGGGTTAGCTGCATAGGAATAAAGCAAGGACAGGATGGCAAAGGTCTTGCCTGCCGATGAACCGCCTTGGACTATTCGGATTCTCTTGCGGAATCCATCAATCTTGATTGCCGTTGTTGTTGGTGTCAACTTGTAATTTTACGCCCTGCCAAATTGGTTGAGGCGATATGGTTGCAGCGACTTCCTGCTTGGGTTGACCGTAGACCCGTGAGAGCAGCGTTTCCATCGAGTAGAGCGTTCCCTTCTCGATGGACTTGCGGATGGCCGAGGCGATGGTCTTTTCGAGGACGGTTGCCGTTGGGTTGTCCCAAACCGCCTTGACTTCCTCCAAGGTCATCGCCATCATATTTTGGATGGTGTCGTTGATTTCGGACCGCTTGTAGCCTTGGTCAACCAAGGTGCTGACGTACTTGCGTGGACGACCATTGGGGTTCATTGTTTCCCCCTTATCCGGCCTTGTGAGTGTTCCACCGTTCCTTGCTGGTACTTGCGTTGCCACGATGTACTCACGATGTTTTGAGCGCAGGGGTCGGATTCGAACCGCCTTCCTTTTGGCTGGATGCCAACTGTTCAACCTGATGAACTTCCTGCGCCTGTTTTCTTTCTTGCAAAGATACTCTCTGCCCTTTATACATTCCAGCACCCATCTCGTCTATTTTACTAAATGGCAAGATAGTAGTTGTCAAGCGTTCTTTTGCGTTTTTATTTAAAAAATAAACATACTTTAGTTGAAAACCCGGCACAGGTTTTGCTCCAATATAATTCAAAAACCTTGTTGCAGGCCACGTGGACATCTCTCCAATTTTCCCAAATTTTTTGCTTTGGTCGTTTTTGCTATTTGGAGAAAACCCGGGATTAAAAACAAGGCCGCACACCACCTCGCCATTTGGCATCTCCCACATTGACGTATTTTTTTTTATGTCCACAAGATAAAATCCGCTTGCTCTATAAATACTTCCATCACCGCATTGCGCTCCATCGGCATACGAAACCACCCATTCGATATGAGGTGCTTGTTTTTTTAGCAGTTTCATCATGATGGAAATACATCGGCTTTCGCTATTGCTTGGAAGGTAATCGTCAAAGGCCATACGTGCTAACTCGCAATAACCATTCCAATGAGTGTTTTTGACAAGATTGACTGATGCGTGTTTATTTATACTTGGGCCAAGTTGCATTACTCCATGAAGCCTATCGTTAAGAAAGCAACCAAAGTGAACGTAACATCTTGGGTCAACCTTCCCGCTGTAATGATGTTTCTTTACAAACTCATTAGCAATCTTCGCAGGTATGACCTTAACGATTATTTCCTTTGCTCGGCCCATTGCATAACTATTAAGTACAAAGCGTTCCCGTTGCTATTTTCGTTCCCCATCGTTTCGGCATACTTATATTCCTCCGTTTGCTTTATCTCGGCTATTGCGTTTTTTATTTGCTCTGCCTGTTCATCTGCAAGCGTGAAGGTCATTTGCTGAAACGGAGCCTTATCTCCATTAGGCAAAGTAAAGTCCTCCCCAAGGCCATTTGCGTCTAAGTCAAAGCCCGGCAGGTCAAGACCCCACTCTTGCAGTTCCTCGGTATCCCATTCATTCGCAAGCATCTCCCAATCCCATTCCCCTCCGCTTACGTTGTCCTTGATGATAAACTGCCTTTGCTTGTCTTCGTCCCAATCCACGACTTGAATCGGCACGTCCTTCCATCCAGCCTCACGCATGGCCTTAAGCCTCATGTTGCCCCCAAGCACGACCATATCGGTATTAACCACAACAGGACGAACCTCGGCCATTTCAGGCAGGTCCTTGATGGACTGCACAAGTTTCTTGAACTTGTCGTCCTTGATGACCCTTGGGTTGTTCGGGTTGTTCTTGATTGTGCCTATGGGTACTCGTTGCATTAGTATTCGATTTTGTCGATTAGGTCGCTTATCTTGTTTACGATTTTCATTTTCACTTCGTACTGGTTCGGGGCATTGGACTCATCCACCGCTCCGATACAGTCGCAGAGGGTCGTTATGACCATCATAAGCGAGTCCATCCGAGCCTGCACTTGAGCTTCGTCATCCTTCGCCTTTGAGTTCGCCAAGTTCCCGGAGTTTATTTCTTGACCATGAGAGAGCCGACTTACCGCCCCAAAGGAGATATGAGATGTAACCGCAGTCCGAGGTATCGTCAGCGTTGTCGTAGTAGGTTTCGGCCCTTGACAGGTAGGAGTGCATCCGCTTGATGGTTTCCACCGAGATGGCTTCCCCGTTGGCTAACTGCTGCGCCCGGACCTTGCCCGTCTGCGTCGCACACTTGTTCCCGTTCCTTTCGTTGAGTTCTATCCCTCGCTTGGCATTCGACCGAATCTCTTGGCCGTAGTCCGAATAAGACTCGAACTGCTGCCTCTTGTGATTCTCCCACGTTGAGCCACAAACCGCAAGCCGTTGAGCCGTATCGGGGAACTCTGCATTGGTTTGGTTATTGCTCATGCAGCGACCGATGAAGCCTTCTCTTGACTCGTTATTGTTCGGGATTGGCAGGGGCATTCAGGGAGTGGTTTATGGTGTTTTGGTTTACTTCGAGGAACAAGTCCGCTTGTATGTAAATGTATTGAAGGGCTGATTTTACGCAGTCAGCGCACCACCAATTCGTAGGCGGTCGCCCGTGAGCGGTCAGGATGGCTTGCAGTTCCCCAACCGCATCGGGTGGCAGTCGCATCGTTAGCGATGCCACATATTGGTCCCAGTACTTGCGATGCTTTTGGGCCACTATGAACTGGTCGTTGGTCATTTGAAGGTCCATTCCCGGATGATTATTGCGGTGGCAGATGATGCAAGGCCGAGGATAGGAGCCAAGTACCATTGGCAGGTCGGCAGGGTCAAGGCAACCCCAAGCCAAAAGCCGAAGCAGGTCATGCACGAAAACGGCTTCCGCTTCGCAAAGGGCAAAGCGTAGAACCATCCCGGCAGGACCCGGAACTCCACAACCGCAAGGGTCGCTAAAGCACTAATCAGGATGGGATAGACCAGTATATCCATTTGCTTCAATTGCGGTTTTGATTTTGGCCTTGGCCTGTTCGATGGAGTAAATGATGGACCTGTACGGGATGCCCGTTTCCCTTGACATGGCCTTCATGTTCCCGGTCTGCATGAGCAGGTTGAGCAGTTCCTTGTCGTAGGGGAACGCTCCGTCCTTGGCCCACGAATCCATCTCTTGCTGGGCGATGGCCCAAAGGTCGTCAAGCAGGGTGTCGTAGTCCTTGCTTAGTTCTTGGGTTTCGGGATCCACTTCGACCCTCTCGTCGTGATGGCGGTACTTCTTCGCAAATTGGTTGTTATTGCCCCGGTACAGGTTCATAATCAAACGAACGATGTAGAAGCGCAGGTAGCCTTGGACCTGCATCTTGGTAATCTTGTCGGGGTCTTTTTCGAGCAGAATCAGGACGACCTCTTGCTCGAGGTCCTTCCAAAGCGGATTGCCCCCCGTGATGGTGAGGCAAGCCTTGCGGATTTCTCCGCTTCGATACAGGTCAAGGACGATGCTCTCTGCGTTCACTCACGCAAAGATGGAGGGGGTTTTTCCTAATGTTGCAAAAAATCTCGTGTCCTGTTAAGAACCTGTGTACGAAGAAATTTGATGTCGGGTCTTGCCCTCATGTTTTTGGCAAGGATTTCGAGGTTGTGCATGACCGTTGCGTGGTTCCTCTTGATGATTCGACCGATTTGGCAGTAGGTGTACAGGTACTCCGAGTAAGCGATGTCTGCGAAGATGCTTCGAGCAAGGACCAGTTCTTGGGTCTTGACTTCGCTCAAGATGTCGTCCGGGCTGACTCCGACGACCTCTGCCGTGTAGCCGAGGATGGTTCGTGAGATTAGGTCCATGTTAGAACGGGTTTGGGGGTAGCGGCATCCAATGGCTGACTTCGGTTAGGAACCACGTTTGATGCTCGTAGTACCAACGGCCATCTCCGAGCCATGCGTAGGCTTGATTCATGTCGGTCGTGAATATCAGGACAGGCTCGTAAGGTTTCGGCATCCTGTCCAAGCATTTAATCCATTCCATGGTCAAGCGTTTTTGGCTTGGAGGATACGACCGAGCAGGGTCCAGTTCACGGACCAAGCCTTGATGGTTTCGGATTTGTCGGGGCGGTTGCAGTTGACGCAAGCCTTGCGGATGTGAATCTGCCAGCGTCGGAAATCGATTGGTGTGGTTTTCATGGGTTTGGGGTTTGGGTGGTAAGGTTATAGGCTGACGCTGGGGGAGGTTTGGTAAGACCAGAGGCTGACGGTTATCGATTGCGTATTAAACGTGGGTTCGTGTTTCCGAATCCCAAATTTCAGTCCATTTGAAGTTCTTCCAGCTGTCCTTCCATATAGATTTAAACTCTTCTTTGATTTTTGATTCAAAACTTCTTGCCTCTTCCAAGGTGTCAAAGTCCTCCTGAAAATCATTCATCCCTCCCTCAGGATAATAGGCATCACCTGCAAATACTAAGAATCGTTTCATTATTGAGTGTTATTTGTGTTTGTATCCAACAGGCGATTTTTTTCTGCATTTAACCAGTCTTTAGCCGACATACCGCTATTGGCAAATTTTTTTGAATTAAGCATATCCAATGCTATTTCAAGTGCGTGTAATTGATACTTTTTATCAGCAATCAAGCCATCTAAATACTCATAAAAAGCCATTTGAGCCTCATACTCTGCTTGTGCTTGTGCTTGTGCAGCCCATCCTGCTTCGTATTCCCATTGTTCTTGTGTCATTTTATTTAGGTTTTAAGGTTTGAAAAAGTTGATACCTCCCACACGAATCGGTCAGGGTCTTGACTTGTGGCCCGAATCCGTTGCTTCGGGATAGGACGTACTCGCAGGCATCCCCCTTGGCCCGGACCTCAATCACCTTCCAAGGGCGGTCGTTGGTGCAAGCGGTCAGCATAAGCAGCAGTAGCAGGTATCGCATGAGGCAAATCTACACAACTATTCAACACTTGCGACCACTCGCTGAAAATCCTCAACGCTTCGGATTACCTCGTATCGATACCCTGCCTCTTGGACCACCCCCTGCCACCACTTCTGCGAGAGGGACTGCTTTCCCTTATTGGCTTTGAACTCAAGGAAGATGGCTCCCTTGTCGGAGAGGTAGGTCATGTCTGCAACCCCAGCGGTCAGGCCGATGCCCTTGAGAAAATGACCGTTGGTTCGGCTTCGGGGGTTGTTGAGGTTCAGAAACAACCGCCCTTCCTCGTGCGGCCTTAGGAGTTTGAACAACTTGACGCAGGCTGCTTGCAGGGTGTATTCGGGGGTCATAGGGGATATTCGTTGGCTTTGGTGTATGGAAGTTGACATTGCACTTGGGCAATTCCAAGGCTGCCGTTCCTGTTCTTTCGGAAGATGACCTCCATGAGGTCTTGCTCTGCGTTCTTGTCGTGTTCGTAGGGGCGGTACACGAAGGCAATTTTATCGGCATCGAACTCCAGTTGCCCCGTTTCCCGAAGGTCGGACATGATGGGGCGATGGTCGGACCTGCCTTCGGTTGCCCTTGAGAGCGAAGAAACCACGACCCCGAAGACCTTTTGCCTCTTGCAGATTGCTTTGAGTTGCTTGGAGATGTTGGTCATCTGCTCAATCTTGGGCTTGGGCTTGTCAATCTTGGCAGGTTCTACAAGTTGAAGGTAGTCGAGGTAGAAACCAACGATTCCGAACTTGGCCTTGAGTTTTGCGATTTCGCCCTCGATTCGGTCAAGGTTTGCTTGGTGCAGGTCCACGATGTAGAGAGGCTTGCCTTTCAGTTGGTCGGCTTTTTGTGCCAGCGTGAGGTACTGCTCGGTGCTGATTCGCTCGTCGGGCTTGAGGAATGCAGACCCGTCCATGGTTCCAAGGTTGGAGAGCATACGCTGGGTCAGTTGGTCGGCTGACATCTCCATCGTGAAGAACACGACGGGAATCTCGGCCATGGCTTGATTCATCGCTATCTGCAAAGCAAGGAGCGTCTTGCCCATCGCAGGACGACCACCTACGAGGATGAACTCGGAGGGCTTGAACCCGGTGCAGATGTTGTCAAGCGGTCGGATAAAGGTTTGGTAGATTTGGTCCTTGCGTCTGCCTTCCCGGACCTCGTTCATGTTGGCGAGGAAGTCCTTGGCGAGTTCGTGAGCGGATGATTCGGAGGCGTTGGATTCAACGGCTTGGATGGACTGATAGCGTTGGAAGGCTTTGGGTATATCCCGATCATGGGCCAGTTCTTCCATGATCCTCGCTTCTTCACGTTCCTTCCAAAGGTCGTGGAGGTCGGATGCGTAGGTCTTCCAATTGCTGACAAGCCCTGCTTCGGGGTCGATGCCTTCAAGTAGGACATGGGCTTGGCCTGCGTCGGCAAGGTACTTGTACACGGTAACGATGTCTATCTCTCGCTCTGCTTTGTGGAGGGATTCAATCGCCCGGTAGAGCAGGACGTTGTTGCCTGTGAATAGGCGTTCAGGGATTTGGGTTAGCAGGACGGTTCGGTTTACGAACTTGTCCATTAGGCAGCCGAGCAGTTTGCGTTCAGCGGACAACTGGTAAGGGTTCATCATCGGAGGTTAGGTTTGAGTAGGCGAAGTTAGGGGTACGTTGGATGGCTTGGTCCTCCCATCGCTTGCCGTTGAGGTAGGTGGCTGCATGAGGGACGAACTGCACGGGTGTTTGAGAGTAAAGCCTTGAGATGTTGTTCATGGCTTCCTGTTGGTCTGCATTGGACAACTTTGCAAAGGATTTTGACGCTGCCTGCTTCCCGGTCTTGCGTGGATAGATAGCCCAAAATTGGTCAAAGATTGCACAAGTGTTCTTTATCTCTTCTTTGTTTGTTATCTCTTCTTCTCTTATCTTATCTAATCTTATCTTATCTGCTTCCGTTTGCTTAGCACTTGCTTGGTTTTGCTTAGCACTTGCTTCGGTTTGCTTAGCACTTGCTTGACCCTTTACTTCGGCTCCTTTACGGCCTGCCTCCCTCCTTCTTTCGCTTAGCCTGTTAAGGTCCTCCATCTGCAAATCAAGGAACTCAATACGGATTTCGTCGCCTTCAGTCTTGATTATTTCGGACTCAATCAGTTTTTGAAGGAGGTCTTTGCCTATCTCAAGGCTTGCTTGATGGGCGGTAAACTGCCCGTGCTTGACCCAGTAGAGTTGACAAATGTGGA